GATTGCTTGACAACCCGTCGAGTGATGCTATCTTCGCCGTCCGTCAGATTTCTCTGATGTTCGGCAAAGTAAAGATGGACTGCTCAAAACGCAGAACATCTAAGGCATTCGACAAATTTGTCAAGTGTGAGAAGATAGTTGATGAGTTTGACGTACTACGTACGGAGGACATGAAAATGGCCTTCGCCCGTATTGGACGTCTTCTTTTCAAGGATATATTCACTAACCTAGATCGTAAGATCTATGAAGGTGATATACTACCTCGTCATTCGTCAGGTGCCGTAGCTGAGAGACTCCGCGGAAACGCGAAGTATGATCTCAGCGAATGGACTGACCGCCTAGAAGAGATATTTCCAGCAATGGATTATCTCGCGGCGTCGTGGCTCCAGTTTGACTGGATAAACGAGAACGTCAACTATCTCGAACCTGGTTCTGAGCGACCCGTTAGGGTCATTACAGTTCCTAAAACATTGAAAACTCCACGAATAATCGCCATCGAACCCACGTGCATGCAATACATGCAACAGGGGATTCTTGAAGCGATTGTCGAAGAGGTCGAAGCGAATAACTCCGTCCGATCTCTTATCAGTTGGTCGAGTCAAGAGCCTAACAGGCTCATGGCTCGTAAATCCTCCCTAACAGGAGAATTTGCAACGCTAGATCTTAGCGATGCCTCTGATCGAGTTTCCAATCAGCTCGTACGACTGTTGACAAACGATTTTCCCTACCTAGCAGCAGGGATTGACGCTTGTCGAAGTCGGAAGGCTGACGTACCTGGACATGGGATTATATCCCTATCCAAGTTCGCGTCTATGGGTTCAGCACTCTGTTTTCCCATGGAATCTATGGTCTTTATGACCATTGTATTCGTAGGGATTGAGAATGTGCTCAATCGGCGCCTCCGAAAAAGCGACATTAAGTCGCTTCTCGGCCAGGTGCGCACGTATGGGGACGATATTATCGTTCCCGTGCGCTACACACATGCCGTGATTGGTGCCCTTGAAGCCTACGGGCTCAAGGTCAACACCGACAAGTCCTTCTGGACTGGAAAGTTCAGGGAATCTTGTGGCTCGGAGTGGTACGATAATCACGATGTTTCAATCGTGAGAATGCGTACCGATTTTCCGAAATCACGGCGGCATGTTCCAGAGCTAGTGTCCACTGTTGCGATGAGAAATCTTCTCTATAAGAGAGCTATTTTCTCCCACACTGTGGATTACCTTGACAACCTTATCGAACGGATTATTCCGTTCCCGGTTGTTGAGAGCACTAGCCCTGCGTTAGGGCGGCACTCCTTTCTTCCCGCAACTGCGGAAGGATGGGATGTTGTAAGGCAGCGACCCGTTGTTAAGGCCGCTGTACTGGTACCACAGCTTCCAGCTTCAAAACTGGATGGCTATGGCGCCCTGCTAAAGTTCTACCTGAAGCGAGGGACAGATCCCTACGCCGATAGTAGGCACCTAGAACGTGCTGGACGTCCTGATGTCGTCGGCATAAAAATCATCAGACAGGTGCCTCTCTATTAAGAGAGGTAGGTATGGAGCTTAAACTACTCCTACCGTGCGGAGACGTGAGTCTCTCTTGAGACCACGTGCTCAGGAGATGTCTCA